TTATTAATTTTGCATACTCTCACGGGTGGCCCATTTTTCAATGAGCGACCGGCCCACTTTTCAATGAGTATTTACAGTGAAATAATAGAGATATTCCGTGATGTGGTAAAGGCTACCGCCGAGGATTGCAAAATCATCATAACCCATTACCGCAGTGGCGAAAGTGAGAAAATCTCATGCCCGGAGATTAACTACACATTCGGCAACTCCCGGTACGTTAAGGATAATCTTGATGAATTGAGCAAGACGCCTGCTGGAAATGAAAAGAAATTTCCGCTTATCGCCTTGTTCTGCCCGTTTCAGGAGAAACGCGATTCCCCGGACTATTTCAGCAAGGCTACGGTTAATGTTCTCATCGCCTGTTCCTCATCAAAGGAGTGGAGCAATCTAGAACGTCGTGAATTGTCTTTCCAGAACATCTTGCGGCCGATATACAAACGACTGCTGGAGGCACTGAAGGAAGACGGCAGATTGGATTTCGGATATAATGGAGTTGTTAGGCACAACTACTCTGAAAACTATTCTTATGGTCGATATGGCGCTCACGATGGCACCGGGGATGCCGTCAGTGAGCCCATTGACGCCATAAACATAACGAATCTTGAATTAACAGTAACTAATCAAACTTGCAGATAAAATGAGACCACTTAGATCGTGTGATGATTCACACCTCAACACAGGACTATCCAAATGCCCTGTCGATTTCGCCCGAATGAAAGGCGCAATCATTGTACCTTACGGTACTAAACTCCCGGCCCAATTGACACTTGAAAAGCTAACTGAACTCGCCCATGCGGATGAGAACGAGCGTATTTACGGCATCGGCGGTTTCTGTGAGTATGCCCCCGAAGGCGGCGAAGCCCAGACTGGCGCCGTCGGCTATGGAGGCTTACGTGTGACCGGTTACAGCGACCGCGCCGACACGTTCACACTCGACAAGAACTACCCGGAGCTGCACTCATCGCTCACCAAGTCCTCCGGAAAGGCATGGGGCGCCTATTTCTACGATGAGAAGAACTACATCTACGGCCTCGACGACGGCACCGATGTTCTGGCACCGTTCCCCATGTCAACGATCCACTCAAACGCCACGCCTTACTCTACCAGTTCGGCCAAGTCAACGATGACAGTCAAGTTCTGTCACGAAGACGCCCGCGCCGCTATCGAGCACGCCGACTATGCCAAGCTCAGTTTCAATCCCCAGCGTGCTACCCTGGGCCTGACCGCTGTAAAACTCGTAAAGGTGTCCGACACCGGCAACGACTTCAAACTGATCGAGAAAATCGGCGGTTTCGACTTGACCCCGACTTTTGGCCCGCTCATCGCCGACAGTGCCACCGCTATCTCCGGCGCCACCGCAGCTACCTACGATGCCGACAAGAAAACTCTCACTCTTACGGTTTCCGGCAGTTCATCAGCCGCGCCCAAACTCAAAGCGCCCAAGACGCTGCTTGAGGCCGGAATCGAAGGCATCGAAGAAGTGTAACCGCCATGTTGAAGTATGAGAACGTGACATTCCTCAAGGAACCTGCCAAAAGACTGACAAGAGATGAGTTCATCGCCCAACACTTGAATGTCTTTTGGCAGGACCGGAAGGAATCAACCCGGCGCAAGATGCTCGGTACAGTCCATGACCTTATCACGGGAGCCAATAAAACAAAGAAGTGATAATCCGGGCGGTGGTGAAAATCTCCGCCCCTTAATCTATCGGTATGGATATACAAGGAGTCCGTGACATAATCCACAAGATTGCCGAGGGGTTTGAGGACAATGCTATGCAATGTCTTGAATACCACTCCGGCAATATAGTGCTTGCCATTCAAGAGCAGATATACAGCGGTCAGAATGGCGAGGGTGAACACCTGTCGCCGACATACGATTCCGATCCATACTTTGAGGAGGAGGGGCCGTGGTACCACCGCGCCCAGGAATACAAGGCGTGGAAATATACTATCACACCGCCAGTAGGCAGTTCCTTGTTGGGTTTGCCGCCGCGCCCGGATAACGTGCCGAACCTCTTTATTAACGGTAAATTCTTCTCGGAGATCACGGCCACTCGCCGGGGAGATATGCTTTATGTTGACCCCGGCAACTGCGACGGCCCGGATATTGTGGCAAAGTATGGTGAGTCATTGCTTGATATTGGAGATTCTGCCGTGGTGTATTTCAACCGAGAGTATATGTGGCCGGCAATAGAGAAATTCTTTAATGATTGCGGATACCGATGAGTTGTGCGTGCGAACATAAAAAACTTGCAAGTGAGTACAACCGTATGTGGCGATTGGCAAAGGCTACGGCCAAACTCCATGAACAAACTGTCGCTCTTTATCAAAATGAAGATGGCACATACGGCTTTACAACAGATACCGAAATTGATAAACCGATTGTAGAATACATTTCACCATATTAACGATGGCAATAAAAATTACTGACCTCGTTGACCCGAATGAGATTGAGAAAATAAAACAACTTGACGCCGAGTTGTCAAAGGTTCTTGACACATACACCAAGGTGGCAAAAGATCTCGCCAAAGGTCTTGAAATAAGTGTCAGCGTCGTGGGAGACATTGACAGGCTTGAGAAAGTCCTTGTCGATAAAGGCAAGGATGCTGCCAACGTGCAACAGCAGCTCACGCAGGTTATTGAGGAGCAGGGCAAGGTCATAGCCAATACCACCAATACCATCTCCCGGCAGCTGATGGAACAGGAGCGCGTCAATAAGACCCAGCGTGACGCTTACACCGAGTATGAGCGTGTAAAAAAGTTGCTCGACCAGTATCATGATACCTATGAGGGGCAGATTAGTCGGCTCGTGCAGTTAAACAGCCAGCTTGAAGCGAATAAAAAGGCTCAAAAAGATAATGAGAAGGCCCTGTCTATGGGCCGTATGTCCATGGGACAGTATCAGGCAAAGCAAGCTGAACTGATTGCACAGCATCGTGCCCTAACACAAGAGAAACGTACTCTCACGCAACTGATGACGGCCGAGGAAAAGGCGGCGCAATCCCAGGAAGGCAGTTACGCGCATATGTCGCAACAGTTGGAACTGCTGAAAAAGGCTTATAAGGATTTGAGCGATGAGGGTCGGAATTCCGATTTTGGCAAAGAGTTGGAAGAGTCTATTCAGAATCTTGACGCCCACCTCAAAGATATGGCCGCTGACATGGGCGAATTTCAGCGTAATGTCGGTAATTATGCCGTGGCGAATAATGACCTAAAGAAGAAATATGATGAACTTGTAGGCACACTCGCTGCTCTTCAATCCGCATACGGAAAAATGTCCGAGGCCGATAAAGCGAGTGCAGAGGGCAAGGAATTGGCCGCAAGCATAAATGAGGTATCTGTTGCAGCAAAAGAGACCAAGAAAACCCTTGATGAACAGACTGCGGCTGTTGAGGATGCCCGTCGATCTCTCGGAGAGACCGGTGGCACAACATCAAGTGTCAAGCGTGACCTCAAAGAATTGGTGCTTGAAATTGCCAATCTCACTATCGAGTACCAGAATCTGTCGGAGGAAGAGAAGAACTCGGCCGAGGGTCAGGAACTCGCAGAGCATATCCGAGACCTTACCGAAAAGGCCGGTGTGTTAAAAGATGCCATTGCGGATACCAACGCCGCCATAACCAATGCCGCGTCTGATACTCGTGGGTTCGATCAACTTAGCGGAACGATTCAGCTTGCCATAGATGGTTTCGGCCTCGCCGCCGGCGCCGCCGAGATGTTAGGTATCAGTGAGGGGGAATTAGCCGAGATTCAAACCAAACTGCAAGCCGCCATCGCTGCCAGCAATGCGATGACAAAGATTCAAAACGCTTTGCAAAAACAGTCTGCAGTGATGCAGGGCGTGGCCAATCTCCAAACCAAGGCTGGAGCCATTGCGATTAAACTCAAGACTGCCGCCGAGGGCAAAGGAGTTGTTACTACGAAACTGCTCACTGCCGCTCAATGGCTGTTCAACAAGGCGTGCTATGCAAATCCGATCGGGCTTCTTGTTCTCGCAATAATGGCCTGTATTGCGGCTGTGTATGGGCTTATAAAGGTTTTCAATATCTTCGGAGGTGACAGCGAGGCCCGAAAAAAGAAGTATGAGGAAGAGAAAAAGGCTCTTGAAGATTTAAAAAAGAGCAATGATAAACTTGAAGATCAAGCAAAAGCCCGTGGCGTTCAGGAACAGGAATTGAGCAACCTTGCCATAGAATGCCGTAAGGCTGAAATGGACCAGGCAGAGAAGGCTTTTGCCGCCGCACGAGCTGCATACGATGATGATGAGGATGAATACAAGGAGGCTCTTGACGCCAAATTGCAGGCCACCCAAGACTACTATGCGGCTCTTGAAGATGCTCATAATAACGTTCTCTCCAAAATCGCCGAGGTCGAGGATGCCGCCATCCGTAACTCAATGGGCGAACACGAATATGCTGTTTATCAGATTGACAAGGCGTATAGGGCGCTGCTTGATACTTGCGATACCTACTATCAAAGACAGATTGATGATTTGCAGAATCTCGGTTTGTCTTTGGAAGAATATGGTCGCAGGGTTGACGCTATAACGGCCAAGTGGAATGAAGAAAAAAGTAAACTTGGTACATGGTATGACTTAAAAACGGCGCCTCATACCGAACTTGTAGAACATGCCCCCGATCCATCCACTAACTCTCCCGGTTATGTCACCACAGAAATAAAGAAAGATGAGCCGAAGGTAGATAAAAAGCGTGTCGATGCCGCAAAGAAAGCTGCCGATAATCTGAAAAAAGAGGTGCAGGCAGGAGAAGATGCGCTGCTCAAAATCATAACCGATAGTCTTGAGCGCCAGCGTCAGACAGAAAACCTTTCTTACGACCGTAAGCTGAAAGAATTGCAGGAAAGACTTTCAAATACCAAATCGACAGAGGTCAAATTGCGCACTGCTCTTAATCAACAGATAGAGGGTTTGACTGCTGAACACAATCGCAAACTTCAGGAGATAGAATTTTCCTTTGCAGAACGTAGGCTCAAAACCGAGGCTGATCTTATATCCTCTCATCTTTCGTATGTAAAGGAGGGGAGCCAGGAAGAATATGACTGGACTCTCAAATCGTTGGATAATCAATTTGCCGCCGAGCTTCTGGCTATTCGCAAGGCGGAGACAGACCAGACCCTCACTGTTGAACAGGCAGAAGAAATGCGGCTCAATCTTGAACGGAAATATCAGAAACTTCGCGAGGATGCAGAGGAAGAACACGCTGAAAAGATTGCCGAATTGATTGAGAAACGATATGCTCAAGAACAGAGCAATCAAGACAATGCCTATATCTCGGCAGTCAATGCACTCAAACTTCGCTATGCCCGGGAACTTGCGGCCGCGAAAGGTAACGTAGCCCAGCAAGAGGCCCTAAGAGCCAAGTTTGAACAGGATCAGGCGATTTTGGCCGAACGATATGCAGAGCAAACAGCCCGGGCATCTATCGCTATGCTCGAAGAGATTCTCAAAAATGAGCAACTCTCTGCTGAAGACCGACTCAAATATGAGCAGGCTCTTGCCAAAGCCAAAAGCGATTTAGAAACCGCAATGGCCGATGCCTCAATTGCCGAGATTACCCGAATTACCGAGGCTGATAATAAGGCCAGCGAGAAACGCACGGCCAATGCTCAACAATGGTTACAAGTTGCCGCCGATTCCCTCAACACCATCAACGAACTTGTGTCAACTGTATATGATGCCAAGATTGCCAAAGTTGAAGAGGAGCAGGAGGCAAACACTGCCGCCGGAGAAGCCGAGCAGGAACGCATCACAGAACTCGTTGAGAAAAAAGTTATCACTGAAGAAGAAGGAGAGGCGCGTAAGAGAGCGGCAGAGGCCCAGACAGCCAAAAAGAATGAAGAGCTGGAAAAGAAAAAACAGCAACTCAAACACAAGCAGGCCGTGTGGGATAAAGCCAACAGCATTGCGCAAGCAGGCATCTCTACGGCTCTCGCTATAATGAACATGATGAAGTCCGCGCCATGGCCTGTCAACATCGCTATGGCTGCCGTTGCCGGTGCTATGGGTGCCGTCCAAGTAGCAACAATTCTCGCCACTCCCATTCCAAAATATGCCAAGGGAACCGACCGACACAAAGGCGGTCCGGCTATTGTTGGTGATGGCGGCGTTCCGGAGTTGGTAATCTTCGGCGGCAAATCATGGATCACGCCCGACACTCCTACACTTGTCGATATGCCGGCCGGTGCCGTTGTCAAACCCTCAATTGACGGCATAGATGACAACACTCCAGGTCTGATGTCTTTGCCTTTGGCCGGTGACAGTGGAACCCCCGTCATTGTAAACAATGATTACAAGCGGTTGGAGGAGAAGATGGATACGTTCATCTTCGTTATGCGCAAGCATTCCAACCGCCAATATCAAAACTCAATCGACACATCATTAAACCGATATATCGCAGACCGTATATGATAGAAAAACTTGAACAACTGACCCTCTCCCAATTCGTAGATCTTGTGTGTGGAGAGACAAGCGTACTTCTCGGTAAGCATGAGATAGGGAACCCGGATAAACTCGCCGTTGCAACTCGTAACATTGTGTTGGAATACCGGTCTATTGCAGATCCCGGCGGCACGAACTCTTATTTGAAGCACGTGGAAGATTGGATAAAAGCAAAAATGAATGTTATCATCTTCACCATGTGCAACAATCTTACGACACTCAAACAATACGGCAGAGCGCGTGAGGTGCTTGTTGCTTACGGCCTGTCGGCATCCGGATGGCCCGATGGCCGAGTAGATGGAACAATTCAGGCCAGACTCGCCCAGGCACAACGTGAACTTGATGACATGGAGACCGAGAACGAGAAGCTGATTGCAGAACGTGAGAAAATCCGAGCGCAGTTCGATGCCCAAACAGCGGCTATCATGGCTCATTTTAAGTTCCAGATTGACCCGGCCACAATCAAAGCGACACTATATGCCAATCTTGTTGCCCGCCACAATCGGGAAATCAAGGCTCAAATGGCCGCGTTAAAGAAAAAGTAGTGTGGGAAAGCAACTATTTTGTGATTAAATTTGTTTAAGAGTAGAAATATTACTACCTTTGTATCGTCAAACAAGAACGATATGAACAGATACAAAGTAAAGGAAATAATCAAGATGCTTGAAGAAGACGGTTGGGAACTGATGACAACCAAAGGCGACCACCGACAATTCAAACATCCGACAAAAAAAGGAAAAGTAACAGTAAGAGGAAAACCAAGTGAAACGCTCGATCAATTTCTACTCAACAGTATATGGAAACAGGCAGGATGGCGTTAAGCCCTCCTCCCTGTTCCACAAAAGCAAACAATAATCAAAAAATCAGTTATGGCAAACCACAAATTGACAATAGATGTGAGCTGGACCGGCAAAAATTTCTGCTGTGCCTGGAGTGATGATGATGCAGGTACAGTGGTTGCCACCGCGAAGACGCTTGCAAAACTTAAAGAGGATTTTGCGGAATCTCTTAAATGGCATATAGAGGGATGCGTGGCCGATGGCGATGTATTGCCCGATTATCTCGTTAATGGAGATTATGAGTTAGAGTACAATCTTGATACAGCGGCGTTGTTACGGGATGCCGAAACATATACCACAATGGCGGCTATAAGCCGGGCATCAGGCATAAACCAAAAGCAACTGTCCCACTATGCTAACGGTATCAAGCAACCTCGTCCTATGCAGCGTGCGAGAATAATTGCCGGGCTTCATGTTATCGGCTCCCAAATAATGGCTCTGTGTTAGTTCTTGTTTGACAGCAGACTTCCACAGTTTAAGGTCGTGATCATGTTCACGGCCTTTTTTTATTGTCCGACTGAATAAATCTTCGACTTGTTGGTAACTCCTTGCAAAACCGCAAGAGTTATGAGCAATCGAAGAAACACCAAGAACCGCAAGCAGTCCAGACTTGCCCGAATAGAGAGGAAATGCGATGTTATCCTCTCCGAGTTAGCAATTATCCGCAAGAGCGTCAACACACGCCACCGTTCAGTGGATGATGCCATAGAGCGTATGCACAACGCCTCCCGGCGCATGAGGACAGAGGCAGAGCGTGACGCCCGTATTTTACGCAGGGTGTTCCAATTCAAATAAATGGAACATGAATATAGAACACCTTGTAGTTGACAATATTACCTGGCTCCGTAAAAAAGCACTGTTGTTTTGTCCGAATGAGTTTGATGCCGAAGACCTTGCCAGCGAGACCATAGAGAAGATATTAAGGAGCCGAGATAGGTTTGACTCGCGCAAAGATTTTAGGCCGTGGGCCCTCACCGTCATGCGTAATACATTCATAACCCAATATAACCGGCGAAAGTGTGTGCCATTTACGGGTATGGATGATGATTACTCCTACGCCTCCCCATACATGGCCGATCATGATTTGGAGATTTCTCATATACTTTCCACGGTACGGGAATGTGCGAGAAAGTCAGTGTCCATTGAGTGTGTTATCCTCTATGCCAAGGGCTATAACTACGATGAGATAGCCAGGATGCTCTGCATACCAAAAGGCACGGTAATGAGCCGGATCAGCAACGGGCGAAAGATGCTCCGTGACGCTCTCGATGGCTAAAATGTCAGTAAATGTTAAGGTGGTAAAATGGTGAAAATCAGATGTAAAATGGTGGCCATTCTGTTTGTGTCTATCGTAAATAATGGCTAACTTTACTACATAATAAAAAACTACAAGTCAAACCATTAACCACCAAAAATCATGGAAAAGAAAATCAATTTCCGCGTAAGAGTGATGAAGTACGCATGGCAACTCTGGAAAGCCACACATCAGGCATGGCGCCTCTGTATGATTAAGGCATGGCAGCTCTATCGGCTTGCAAAAGCCATGCGCGCTGGCGTGGTAACATTCTACTACACCAAAGCCGACGGCTCTATACGCAAGGCTATTGGCACTCTAAAAAATGTGCCTGCCGGTGCCACTCTTGGCGGCAAGAAGATGACTAAGCCCTCATACAAGACTATGGCCTACTTCGACACCGAGAAAAACTCCTTCCGCTGTTTCAAAGTCGAGAACCTCATCTGCGCAATCTGATGGAAATGCTACCCACCAACGCTTACCTCATCACTGAAAAGTGTGGGGTAAGCCAAATTAAACCAGAGAACGGCAAGGAGTTTAAACTTGCGGAGGTGCAGAAATATGTAGATGGCTACATTGAGATTGTGAGGCTCAATGATGAGCAGATTATGGTTGTCAATGAAGAGGGGAAATTCACCAAAGGGTGCAATCAGATAGCCTCGGCGATAGCACATTTGCACGATGCCATAGGTCAGCGTGACTATATCGCCGGAGATGTCGTTATTTGCCCCTTGAAAATGCTCCCGTGATATTTCAGTTTTGAAGTGACATTAGACGCATGATGCGATGACTCAAATAGTTAGGCCGCATTATGCGCCCTTTTGAAAAATCGGTTTTTCAGCCATTTGGTTGAACGTGTAAGGTATTGGGCTACTTTTGCGAAAAAGGACAAAACTATGCTCACAAAGTATATATTGGAAATAGATGGTAAGGACTACGAACTCGGCTCCGATGACATAATGAATTGGGATGAGATTCTATGTGCATACAAGCGCATAGATTACAGCGGCGTTACACGTTCATTCACTTCCCAGTTTCAGTTTGTAAACCGAGCCTATGAGTTGATTATGGCCGCATATCTGCGTGACGGACTTATGACTAAAGTCATCCTGAAATTCTATACTATCACCAATCGCTGGGGATGGGAAAAGCGGTTTGAATTCCCGCTTGATATAGCATCATTGTCATGGACTGACTATGTGCTTAGTGTCAACTGTCTTGACGACAGCCTTGCCGCATCTATCAAGGCTCGTAAAAGCACAAAATATGAGTTTGTTGTCGGTCAGGATTTGCCCATTGCGAACACGTTGAATTATGACCGTATCGCAATGTCAAACATGGTGCAGCACGTCATCACTGGAGATGGGGCAAACAGCCTTAATGCCCAGTATGTAACCCTACACAAAAACGAGAATAAATTAGTACCAACTTATATAGATGGTAATAGCGAGGTTTATGAGAACAGTCCGATAGATTATCATGATCAAGACACTGGAGGTTATGATAGCTTTATTGACGTAAAACATGATGTAGATAATCTTGAACTTAGCATCGAAATCAATACCGATTTCACTTGTTCTGGATTTTCCAAGAATGAAATAGCAGACATATATCTTGTTAGGACGAATAGTTCTGGAGCATCCAGTACCGTTGCAACCGTTTTTCATTGTGCAGGTGATGATGACGATGCGTATCCTAAATCTAAATTCTTAGGGACCTACACTTCTCTTGAAGCCTTAAAAAAAGTACATCCTACGGCAACTGGAGGGTCATGGGCGATAGTCGGTAAAAAGGAGATGGCGATATTGGATTCTGGGACGATATTTGCCGTAATGCCTTTTGGCAATGCGGCAAGCGATTGGGTCATTTCTGATTGCGCTCTATGGGCATATTTTTGGAATCAAAAGGATTTCCCTGCCTTGTACTTGTATAAAAACAAGTTTTCATTCAGCGATCTAAAAGCAGGGGACAAACTTTCTCTTGTATATACGTTCCAGTCGGACGTAAACATAATCGATGGCAGTCCTTCGTTCTCCGTCAAATCGAGAATCCAAACAAGTTGGATAAGCCGGGCCAAGACAATCGGCATAGATGCCATTGCCCCCGAATCTTTGGCAAAGGCCCTCCTTGACAAAATATGCGATAATAAAATACGAATAAACACACATATTGTTAACACTGATGCGAGGATTGGGAAAACCTATCTTCTCGCGGCTGAAAGTGTGCGAGGATTGCCTGTTTCAAAGTTATATACGACTTTCAATGATTTTTGCAATTGGATGCAAGCTGTTTTTGGTTACAGCTATTATCTTGGAGAATTAAAGCGTAGTTGTTTTGTCGGGTTGCAGAGATTTCCAGGCACATGGAATGTTACGATGAATCCCATTCTTAATGAGATGTGTCCGGCGGCAGATATTTCCGGGTTAAGTTTCATGTCAACACACGGAATATTTGCTGTTTATAATAGCAGCAATGGCAATTTTTACACGAAATGGCCAGCTACCGATAGCATTGATGATTGGAAAGAGTATAATGATGAGACTACCGGCAAGGCACGAAAAGATAAAGTTTTTGTAGATGAAACATCCGGGCAAGGCTATTTCGTGAATGAAGAATGGGAGTTACAAGGTTATGATGGAGATATTTCCCATTGTACGCAGGATGAGCAGGATGTGTATTTTACGCCCAGAGCTTCCATGTATAGTGATGAACGCATTATTGAAATCGCTAACGTCCGAGAGTTACGATATTATACCAATAACGACTTTATATTTTCGACTGTCATAGCCGGATATGATAAGCAGGAATATGAGGCAGAATGTGGCAGAGATGAATGGAATTTTGCTGCCCAGTTCACTACCGGCATAGACCTTAATGAGAAAAAGATTGAATTAAAGAGCAAATACAGGGCAGACTGTTATGGCCTTGAGTTCCTGTCACAGGAAAGGGCAAAGGACACTACCGACAATAAAAGCGATAACACAGTGTTCTTTGTCCATTGCAAATCTGTTGAAACGCCGATTACTAACGAGGGATCCGAAAGTAGCGGTGAGGCTACGGGAACAATTAAATCATTGGCTATTGACCGTAGTGTAGCTATAACAGGGGCCTTGACAAATACTGTATTTAACGGGGAATACGCCCCCTATCGTTGTGTGAAAGCGAATGAAGGCTATCTCTCTGCTATTCAGAATAATTGCAAGCTCAAATTTGCCTCGTTTGACGGCAATACCGATATTGCGGTAAACGGGGTAAAGGGTAATGCGGACATTCAACTTCAGAACCGGTTGTTCACTGTCGGCACGGTGGAGTTCACCACCGGCGATATTGATACGGTCATTGACCCGACGGCACTCTACAAGGTGTCTTCTTCAGGGGTGATTTACTATGGTTATATCTCCGAATGTCGAATCCATTTTGCTCGTGCCGAGGCAATCAAATTCAAATTACTTGTAAAGGATATTGAGCTATGATTATCAGCCCATTCACACCGTTATTATTTTCTCATCACAAACATGATGGGATAGATAGCCGCTATATTCAGACATTTGCTCCAACCGACCAAATTCTGATAGAACTTATTTGCGCACCCAATGAAGAAGAGGGCGATTGGGAGTTGTATTCAGAACCTAATCATACTTTGTTAACCGTAATTGAGACTTCTGTATGGGCCATTAACGAATTAACAGAGATTCGCTTTGCTGTACTCTCGCCGTCTGCCGGATACTATTCCATAAAAATAAATGGAATGACAAGTAATGTTTTTCGCATAACCGATGATTTGGTAATACTGAACAATACGACCCTTATTCAATACTCAATGAACAACAACCGGCATAGAAAAGATGTCGTGTTCTTCATTGACGGTATGCAACGTTTCTTTGATTTCCGCGTTCCTGGAGGGTTCAAAGACAGCAACTGGTCATTTGCAGTTGAGGGCGAGCAATTTATTACAGATGAATCCGACATCGTGCAACTGTATGGTCTTGATTCCACACAAAAGAAATTCACTCTTGGAAACAGCGAGGGTTGCCCTGTTTGGTTCGCCGAGCTACTGAATCGGATACTCTGTTGCTCCTATGTCTATTTTGACGGCGAGAGATATGCGAGGAAAGACAACTCCGTGCCCGAAACAACTGTGTTGCTCGAAGGAATCAACTCGTTTGTGTTCACACAGAATCTCCAGAAAGTAGTCAATCTTGACCCGACTCTCACATTGCGACATCAGGCACTTATGCGCCGGATAGACAATACCGATTACCGATTAGCAACAACAAATATTAACCGTTTAATAAAATAACCAGTATGGCAATCACCCAAGACGAAATGCAAAGCATCGTCAGTGCGGTTCTCTCGGCCATCCGTACCAATTCCAGGACTATCGGACAGCTCACGCCGGTAACGATATTGAGCGACACTGATAGTTTTGAAATAGACGGCGGCAAGAGAGTGACCTATGCGGTGCTGAGGGATCTGATATCGTCATTGTCTTCAACGGAACAGGACTCTCTCAGGAACCTCATAACAAAGTGTGAGCTGAAATCGGTTAGCCTAACAACCACCGAGAGTGCAGCCACGCTAACCATTGCGTCGAACGGCAAGACTATCACTGCCAACGTGCCTGTCGCCACGACAAGCAAAGCCGGGCTGATGACTGCCGCCGACAAAGTAAAACTACAAAGTGCCTATGACACGGCCCATACAGCGAGAGACACAGCCAACAATGCCAAATCTAAAGCAGAGAACGCACAGGCAAGTATCACAGACCTCTCGAACAAGATAGGAGCGCCCAATGGGATAGCGTCTCTTGACGCCAATGCCAAAGTTCCGGCTGCCAACCTCCCCGGATTTGTGGATGATGTAGTAGAGTTTAACGCTATGGTAAGTAGCGTTACAATACAACTTGCATCTGCCGCCAATAAATCAACTGATGCTGGATGTATGGTTGTCTATGATTCCGACCGAAATACATTCCTGCTCGCGGTTTCTAAAAAACTCGTTGCCGACAAATCCGAGTGGGAAACAGTCAAACGCCCCATAAAAGTCCTCAGCACACCGTTCCCTGCCGCAGAAATTGGAGATGTGGCTGAAACCATCAAAGTATCGGACTATTGGCAGCTTGGAGATGATAAACTGATACTTAATCCAACGATATTTACCTATTACGGTAATTGGGCTGATGCTGATTCCTTCGGAGAGGCTTCTGCTAATGGCCGTATCCCGGAATCAGGAAAGGTATATATCTGCACCTCTGATAACAAAACGTTCCGCTGGAGTGGGTCTGAACTTGTGACCATCGGTTCCGATCTCGCTCTCGGCCACACAGCCAGCACCGCATTTCCCGGCGATGAGGGCGCACAGCTTCAGAATGACCTTGAGGATCTTGCCGGAGAACACGATGAACTAAAAAATGATTTCAATAAGCTCAACGGCCATGTAGAAGAAAAAGAGATGGGTGAGGTTAAATTTATTGACCTCAACGCCATTGTTAACAATACCAATCCCTACGACTCGCTGAAGGCCGCTCTGTCAGTTGTGCCGGATGAATTGCGTCAGTACGGCGCCGTTGTGCGGCTATGGGTAGAGAAAGAGGATGCCAGCGGCAATCTCGTTGAAAAATGGGAAACTTATCAGTGGACTAAGACTGCTTTTGATGAGGATGCCGATTGGGAAGATGAAACCCAATGGGAGCCGTTCGGTTCTTCCGGTTCTGCTGACGGCAACTGCCTCAACGTGACAGTCGAGATACCCAAATCGAATACCACCAATCCATATTACGACCTCGGCACCGCTATTGCCGCCGTGTTCTCCAAAGACCGTGCGAAACTCGGTCTTCAGATAACCTTTGCCGCCACAGCGACAACATGGAAACAGTACCAGTACATAGGCTCCACCCTTAGCGTCGAAGATTTCTGCAATGAAAGTAATTGGATTGATATGGCCGGCACTTCAGCCGGCACCGAGCCTGTTCTCAACGTGAACGACCTTTGCGGCGAAGGTGCGCTCCAATACGGCGCATATACCCTTGAAAGTGCTATCAAGGCCATAGCTGATAAGGAAACCGAGACAGGCATCACCTACCGAAAGTCAGGCATGGTCATCACGTACAAGATAGGTGACGGCAAATGGGAATCCAAGCAACTCGTTCAGTCAGTAGCAAGTTTCAATGTGCCGGGGGCATGGGAGCCTTTCGGCTCGGCCAAAGGCAGTGAGGTCAAGACCTCCGACAAGCCCGTAAAAGACGGTAAAGATGCGTTCTCTACCGGCGGCGCCTGCGACCTTATCCCTGCCGGGCACCGAGTGACACAAGAAGATGGCACCGTGTCCATACAACTCGTGAACGGAGCCGGAGAGGATATTCTGGACCCGATAGAATTTCTTGCTTCACAAGGCGGTGGCGGCGATTCTTCCGGCACAATCGTGTCAATAGCGTTCCAGAAAGCTCCTCTGTACGCGGCTCTCGGCGCTTCTCTTACCACAAAGGCCGCTATTCGTTCTGTAACCACTGTCGGCAGTGTGGAGACCGACAACTCTATTGAGCGTCTGGAACTCATAGATAAAGACACAAAGGCTGTCGTATGGTCGGCCAATGTCAACAAGGCATCCTCGCCATCAATGACAAGTTTTACCTTTGACCTTGATTTCACCAAGTTCTTCACTGTCGCCGGACAAAAGACATTCACACTCGTTGCCACCGATGACACCGGTCGCACAGGTCGAAAGAACATCACAGTCATAGCCGAGGATTTGACGCTGACCTGCACACAGCGTCTATCCCAGACCATCGCGCCTACTGATACGCAGACATACGTTGAGATGTATGCGTTCTACAATAACCAATCAGAGGGCGGTATCCGATGCAATGTGGATATTCTCATAAACGGAGAGTGGCAGAACATTCATAGTGATGTCGTTACCAATGCGTTCTCTCGCCCGGTTATGTTCAATGCCACGCAACTTGGCCTTACTCATGGAGCCTACAAACTCCGTCTGCAGGGCGAGAGCGTCGATTCCGGTGTTAAAGGCAACATCGTTTACTCCTCAATCATGTGCGTCGATCCATCCAGCGATGAAATGCTTATCGCTTTGCGTTACGATGACACTAACAATGGTAAAATCCGACTATTTGACACCGTGAGCCTTGATGTGGCCGCATATCGCAAGGTGGACGGAGTGGAATCCTCTGCGCTCGTTGATCTGTGTGTCGGCAACACCAAGATAACCCAAGTCAAGATTGACCCCGAAAAAGTGTTGAATGTTCGCAAGCAGATCAGCGGTTACAATCAGGGGGACACTCTTGTCTTTGAGGGCCGTTTCGGTTCAGTTCACTCTCCGAGTGTTGAGATTGTGGTTGATGGTAGCGCACTTGATATCTCATTAAAAACCGGCGCTTCATGGGATATAGATTTCAGTTCCAGAACAAATGATGAATCTGACCACACCATCAGCGACCAAGGCTATACCTTGACTGTTCAAGGCTCGAACTGGTTAACCAATGGATTTGTGGAGTTTCTCAGTCAAAACTCACTGCGCGTTGCAGAGAATGTAAAAGCGTATTCGACATACTCTCCATTCGGCTTCTCCACCATTGAGCAAACCGGCGCCGCAGTTCAGATGAAGATAGCCACGCGCAATATCCGCAACAAGGAGGCTCGCCTCATCTCTTGCTATGACCCCGATTCCGGAGCCGGTTTCTATGTGTGCGGTAACAAGGCGGCTATCTTTTGCAAGAACGGTGTCAATGCCGTCGAGGAACGGCCGCTGAAGAATAACAAAGACCATACTGTTGCTTTTGTCGTTGAGCCTGCATCGGTGTATGTCGAGCGTAACGGCATCCGATATGCCAATATGAAACTCTACATAGACGGAGAAGAGATGGCAACCCTCGGCTATGTTCCGGGGCAGGGTAACGTATTCTGCCCGGCCACCATGAGTTTTGACGGTACTGATGGCGATTTATATATCTTCTATATCCTTGCTTATCGTTCTTACTATGAGTGGGCACAGGCTTTTGACAACTATCTTGTCAAAGGGAACGACACTCAGGCTATGGTCGAAGAGTACGAGAAAGAGAACGTGCTTATTTCGCAGACGGCAGAAGGCACCACCGAGCAGCGCCCGTCGGCCTCCGCATTATGGGCTCGCAAGATTCCGTACATGGTAAATGTCGCGACTGATGAGGTCTTCCATGTATTTGACTGTGGCAACGGCTCTGATGACAACGGCATGACCACCTCGCCAAAATTCAAAGACGGCATACAGTTCTTTTACGACCCTCGCAAGCCGTGGCGCTCATACAAGGCCACCAAGGTTACGAAAAAGCGTCAAGGGACAACCTCTTCACAGCGTCCGTTCAAAAACGAGGATGACGATTACAAGAAGTCTCAGATTACTCCGCTTTATCCGGAATACGCTACTGATGCAGAACTACGCGCCGGATTGACAGCAGAAGAACTTGCCGACATCGACACCACATTCAAACTGTTTGCTCTCGGATATATCCGCATCGGAGACAATACCATGCCGATTCAGCGAGCCATGAACAAGATTGATTTCTCGGACAGTTCATGTGCGAACAATGGCGGCGTGTGTGATATGATGAACGCAACCTTCCGCGCCCTCGGACCATCGTATATGACCCCTGCCCAGCGTTTCTATGACGGCACATGGGACAAAGGCGATGTTCATCTTACGGGTATCCAAATGAACCATTCAATCGCCAATTTCCCTTGTGCAATCTTCCGCTCGACATCTGACACGCTCCAGAATGTATATTTCCATCTGCGTGGCTCCTACATGGAGAGCAAGAAGGAGCAACGAGCACTCGGTTTCTGCGATATTCCCGGCTACAACAAAGGCTGTTTAAACTATGGCGATTTCAAAGAATTGTTCTGTGCACCCGGGCAGACCCTCGCCGATTATATCGCCACTGCCGATAAATCCACATGGGAATATCCGTCCGACATCGAGGATGTTGACAGCCCCAAGCACAATGTCATTGTTATCTCCGAATATTGCGGCCGCTCTTTCCGTGTGTTCCGCCGTACTGAACCCGGCGCCACATGGGTGGAAACCACCGGCAGCATGAAGCAGGTCAACGGCAAGTGGGTAATCACGGGGGATGTTGTCAACCCTGTAACTGGTTTTGAGTTGCTGAACTATACAGGCATTTGCTGGTGGATGGGAATTGCGACTGTCGCCGACATGATGAAGATGGAAACAGGCACATCCTCATGGGTAAAGAAACTCGTTGACAGCGGTCTGGTATCGAATACATCATACCCTGTATGGACTCAATTCTTTGAGTGCATGGTCGAAGATGACCAACTGGCAATTGACTACGCTATGGGCCGAAAGGTGCCATACGAACTGTTCAATGTACTCCGTTTCATGGATTCCGTTGACTATTCCAAGACCACACTTGCCTCAACGTGGAAATCACGGTGGCAGACCGAGGCGTGGAAATATATGTCTATGGAGTCCGTGATGGCATACCATATCTTCACGGACTACTTGGCTGCGATTGACCAGCGCGCCAAGAATATGCAGCCCATGTGGTTCCTTGAAGACGGTTGCAAGATTGAGAACGGTGTCTATTCCGGCGTTGACGGCATGGAACCGATGCGAATGTATCTGAACAAGGTATATGACTGCGACACCTGCAACGGTCAGGATAATGACGGCGGCAAGACCTGCGATCCGGAAGTTGACCCCGACAAACCGAGCGATGAGGCCACGGGTTACACCAACCCATACGCAGGCTGGGGTTCTATTCTGTTTAACAACATCGCCAAGTGCAAGAAAGACCTTATCCGCAGTGGCAGACCGGATGACAGAGGTGTTTATCCCAACATCTCACTGATGACCGTAGCGGCCGCAATGCGTTCAGCCCAAACCACGCTCCCCGATGGTCGTACTATTGCTCCGTTCTCGCCCGACGGTGCCAAATACTACTTCCTGGAGCAGCGCATCAACGTGTGGCCCAAGAAAGTCTGCACCTACGACTGTGAACGAAAGTACATCAAGTTCACATCTCGTGCAAACCGTATCTACTTTTACGCACATCAAGGCAGCGGCCGTTCCGGAATAGAACGTTTTATAGAGGTTCGCTGGCTCGTTCGAGATGGTTTCTATCAGACCGGCGGTTTCTTCGCTGATCCGTTGATTACTCGTATCAACTGCCGCGCCAACGCCAAGATACGCATCACTGCCGGCGCCCGTGGCTACTTTGCCGTAGGCTATGAGAACGTTGGTCAGATTTCTGGTGAGGCCGTGTTCCTTGAGGCCGGGGAGTCTTATGAGTTCTCCGATTTCTCAAAAGTCGATGGCACCACGCTCTACATCTATCAGGTAGCGCGTATGTCCATGCTTGACCTGTCGGATTTGACCATATCAAGTGCCGACGGCATCGCAAACTGCAAGCTGCTGGAGATTCTGCGCATAGGCTCTGCCACACACGTTAACACACCTTTGAGTTCCTATCCGATGGTGTCGGCATTGACACTCGGCTCATTGCCGTTCCTGCATACTATTGATGTGCGCAACACATCCGTAACCACGATGGACTGTTCCGGCTGTCCGCGACTGGCACACGTTGAGGCCGAGGGGTCGCAGATGTCGTTGATTACGCTGGCACCCACATCGCCTATCAATGATGTTAAGTTGCCGGCAACGATGACAGATCTCCGTTTCATAGGTTTGCCCGAACTGACTTACACCGGCGCCACTGACACTGACGGCCTGCGTATCTCGGCACTTGCCAATGTTCAGAAATTACGCCTCGAGAGTTCTCCGAAGATTGAGGCCGTGACTATCTTAAAGAACATCGTCAGTGCTATCGGTTCAGCTCTACGCTCTGTCCGTGTGGCAGAACAGGCTCTCAAAGGCGATGCGACCGAGTTGCAGGCCATGATTGCCAAAGGCGTAAAGGGTATGAACTCTTCCGGTGATGAGAATCGGCCCGGTCCCGTCGTGATTGGAACGTATGAACTTACTCGACTGCTGGAGCAATCCGAGATTGATGAAATCGAAGATGATATTGAAGGCATAACCATCTCGATTGTGGTTGAGGCTTTCATTGACACTATCGACCAGATCAACGGAGAGTATTACAGTGGGGATTCCGAGGTTCCGACAATCACTCTTGCCAACATAGGTGAGCATATCGCCTATTACAATGGCGAAACCTACGCGGCCTATATCGCCCGGATCGCAGAGGAAAACAAATCAATACATCAAATAATAACTCAATAACAAACTCGCTATGGCATCTAAAGAACAGAGTGTAACACTCCTTCGTAGAAACAAGCGGGCCCAGGTCGAAGCTCTCAACTCCCTCGGTTTTAATCTTACCGAGGGGGCGAGAGCCGCCGACTTCCCCATGTTCATCAAGTGGGGCGCCGGGCTGCTCGATGTAACCGTTGCCGCCAACCGCAAGAGCGACAACAAAAAATTTTTCTTTACTGTTGAGGAATGGCAGTCGTTGTCGGCCACAGAGCAGGGATTGTTCCTGTTGCGTGGTGTGCGTGTCCGAGCTTGCGGCACATCGTTTATCATCGCTCCGGATACAATCACCAACAAAGCATGGGGAGCGACCAATGTGTCTGTTCCGGATCTCCATTCCTACCAGTCGCAACGCGACCTCTATTCCTACTACGAGGCATATGAAGAAACGCTCCTCATCGTAGAGGGATTTCAAAACTCTGCAAGCGGCAGTATTCAAGGCGCGCCGGCGGCAGAGGCTGCACTTGCATACAAGGCGTTCACACTGTCGCGTGACGGTCTTGAGGACACATCAGAGTGGTGTCTGCCGACCCCGGCCCATCTGATGATCATGTTCCGCTGGATAAACGAGATTAATGCCGTGCTGTCGGCGGTATGGTCAAGTGATTTCGGCCTTATCCTTACCGGCCACTGGTCTTGTGGCCGATGGTCTAACAATGAGGTTTACCGCTGTGATATGCAATCTTGCGGTTCTATCTATGTAGAAACGCCTGTCAACCTTAAGGCTGTTCGCCCTATCTGTCTAAACTAAACATCAATCAGCAATGGAATACGACAACATTCAAGAGGCGCAACTCATGCGCCAGAACATAGCCGACCAGATTGCGGCTCTCAACTCCCTCGGTTTTACCGAGATAGACAGCAATACGCCCCTATCTGTCATCGCTGACTATATGCGATGGGCCGGTGGTCTGCGTGATTTGCGGCTCGCCACAATCAACAAAAACACCGGAGCTTATTCCGACTACTCCGAAGAGGAATGGAACGCTTTGAGCGCATCAGGAAAGGCCGCTCTTGTTAAGCTGGGCATCCGTATCCGTGCCGAGCGTCAGGATTTCATTATCAGTAAGGACAACATCACTCGTTCAAACGGTTCTTTTGACATTCCCTGGGCACCGAACAACAGTATTGATGTCAAGGGTCTCACCAACTACGGACCCGGTGCTACCGGCCACATGAATGACATAGACGGCAAAGCCAATACCGACCTCATTATAGCCCACGGTAAGGCCAACAACATCACCTTTGAGGCTGCCGAACGTGTGCGCGCCTATAAAGCCTCAACCGTGGCAGACGGAGGTTTCGACGACCCTACCGAGTGGAGCCTACCGGCTATCGGTCAGTTATGGCTGCTCTATAAATATCGAGCCAAAATCAATGCTGCTATAACGCTCTTCTTCGGAGCCTCGGCGCAATTGATAACCGACTCATGGTATTGGTCCTCAACGGAATACTCATCTTCCGTCGCGTGGTTCGTCAGCATGACTTACGGCTACGTCAACTACGGCAACAAGGCAGCTGCAGGCA